TCACGGTCCTCGATTACCTCATAGGCGAGATCTTGCGCGTCGGTGTCGTAGTAACTAACAACTGCAACCGTGTGGCGAGTTTTGATGCTGCTGCCGCTGTAGGAGAATCCTTCCTCGGTAACATTCGCCAGCGTGAATAAATAACTGGTATCAGTGGGCTTGTCTTGGCTGATCGTCAGCGTGCCAGTAGACCAATACGGCATCACACGCATGACAGAGCAAAGCTCGTTGATCAGCGTGTATGCCTCATCTTGGTTTTGGATGATGGCATTGCAACTGAAGCGCGGCTCGGTACCTCCAAAACCATCGGGAACCAGTTCATTGCAATACTGACTCGCAGAGAAAAATGCCCATTTATCAAGCTGGCTTGATGAGATGTGATCACCAAAACCGTATCTAGTGCTGGTCAGTAAGTCCCACAGAATCCAGGCTGGATCTGAAGTCCAAGTAGCTGCGCTAAAGGTTCCATCCCATGCACCGGCGTAGGTGATGCGCCCGTTCTCTGGATCAACAGTGGCGTTGCTTGGAATCGCAACCTTGATGCCACGGATGCGATAGGTGCGCTCTGGGATGCTGCTGAACTGCTCCGCGTCCAAGGTCATGCCGACCAAGGCGCTGTTGGGATAGCTCAGCTTTTCGTAAATAATCTCGGTATAACCACTCCAGAAGAAGTCGTTAATGACTTGGGCGGATGTACTGTCAGCGCTGTTGCGAACAAGGCGAATATCGACCGGGAATGAACCAACTAGATCGATGAGATAGTCTTTCTGATAAGCATCAGCAGTTCGCCCTGTAATCGTATCTGTGATGACGGTATTGAATCCTCCGCCATCGTATTGAACGTCAATGCTTAGGCTGACACTTGAGCCAAGGATGTCGCCTGCTTCGGTATAAACCTCAAGCCTTGGAATCAAGATTGTGACGCGAACTGCATCAACCTCAGAGTCGGTAATTGTGCGCGTTACTGTTTGGCTAGTAGTGGTTGGGTTGGTATAAGACCAAGTAAGGATGCCACTGGCAGTACGTTCAGCAAAGGAGCCGTGTTGCGAAATTGCTACAATTTGCGCCCGATAGACCTCAGAGGTGGAGAGTCCAGTCAGTTCTAAAGAAAAGCTACCCGTAGAACCGTAGCCAAGATCAGTGGCAACTAGATTAGTTTGCGAATCGTAGATATTGAGTCGCTGAGAAAGCGTGCCAGCGGTATCGCCGGACCATGCGTAGTTAAGGGCAAAGATTAACGTGTTGGCGTTGGTAATGCCTTCTGCTACCGTTTTTGTTCTTGTATCATTCTCTCGCTGCGTTCCAAGGTTGTACTCTACGAAGTCATTATCGCCATTACGGACGATGTAGCCGACGCCTATTGTTTGCTCGTCTTCAATCGCCTGGTTGACAGCCTCTTGATTCTGGGTGCCGTAACGGGGATAAAGCGTGACGTTTTGATAGTTAAAATCTGGGGTTTGCAGATTAGTTGGGTCAGCACCTTGCCGAACGATTGAGGTGCCATTAAGAAAAATATCTTTTAACGCAGCATTGTTATATTCCGCCGTGCCTTGTGCATAAGCACGAGCAGATGGGAAGCCTTCAATTTCACCTTCACTCAGCAGGTCAATGAAGGTCGCAAATTGCTTACTGGCAAGCGTATCCTCCGCCTCGATTGGATTGCGGTTGGTATTGGTAATACCAGTAACAACAACCGTATTGTTGACTTGTATGGTTGGGGTAGGACCACCGGCACCACGGATGATTTTGGTCATGCGCCTTCCTCCGCCACTACTTCGATTTGTTCGGTATCAATACCAGCCGAGATCACGATAGAGCCAACGATCATCTCGCCATAGACCAAGGGGATTGGTACGCCTTGACGGCTGGTGTTTTGTGTCCCACTGAAGCTGTAGGACGCTTGTGGATCTAGCTCAGTGCCTGCAGTGCTGGCAGTCGTGCCACCACTAAACACAGGGGTATTGCCGATTGGGGTAAGACTTGGCGCAGGGGTTAGAAGTTGGGCAGTGCCTCCGAGCACCAACGCTCCACCAAGCAATCCAACCTTTGTCACAGTTGCGCCACTAAGACCCAAGCCAAGCCCAGGGATGAAAATTGATGCCGCAACCAAAGCAATACCGGCAAGGATCATGCCAAGAGAAAAATTGCCGCCAGCACCGCCGATCACCGGAACAATCCGAATCACCTGCTGCCCAGATGGATTGTGCAGTTCACTGAGCGCCAGGTCGTAGTCACCCACGCTGACCTTGTAATACTGGTCAGACATGTGCTTCTCAAGCTGCGGGAAGTTCGCCAGCAGGAAACGCACAGCCTCAGCAGCACTATCAACTGCTGCCATAAACTTCCGGCGACCTAGAAACTTCGCCAGACGCCCATAAACTCGGATCTCACGGAGCATGGGTCTACTTAGCCTCCGCCCATCGTACTGAAGCTGGGGTGACGAAGCACGCGCCCCGTACATTTCTGCAGCCAGCCGCCGTACAAGTCTCGGCTGCTCAGCCGTCCCCTGAGATGGTGTAGCAGAAGCTGATCACCGATATAGACGCCAACATGATTCAAGCCCTTGCCTTGAATGCTCATCAAAACCGCGTCACCAACCTCAATCGACTCTTCCTCCTTAAGTTGCCTGAAGCCTGCTTCCTTCCAGCAACCATCAAACATTGGCGCAGCTTCAAACTCCTGTGGCGTCAGCGGACGTTTCCAGTCCGGCAATTCCAAGCCATGCTCGGCATACCAGTCACGCACTAACGTCCAGCAATCAGTAACGCCCCACGCCCAGTGCCTGCCAATTAACGGCGCTTTATATCCTTCCGGTTTGCACTCGTCCCAGCCGCCGGTCTTTGGGTTGACGATGTACCAGTGCAGTCCGCTGATTTCACAGGAAACACGATCAGCTTGACTTGGTGTCGGTGGTGTTGATGGATGGCTGTGGACCACGGCGATAATTTCACCAGCGTCTTCCGCTGCGGCAAAATCTGCCGGGTCAAGGATGAACTGGTTATTGGCATCCGCCAGGTTCTTGCACTCCCAATATTGTTCCCGTCCTTTGACCACCACCAGCAAGCCACACGCCTCGCGTGGATCTTCAGCCTGTGCATGAGCCAGTGCGTCAGCTTGCCACTTCATGCGTAATAGGTTCCAACGCCAGGGAATGATCCGAACGGCAGTGTATCTGTGCCGAATCGAGCTTTGCAGCTACTAAGCCGCTTACCACATATATCCTGCGCCAGCGTTGCTACGGGAATGTCATTCTCATCAAAGTAGTTGGTGCCTGTATAGCTGCATTCGGGAGAGCGGTAGACCCATTGGCAGATGTTGGCAATGCACTGACGCTTAGGAGCGCGAACGCCAGCCATGTCAAAAACAGCAGCTAGCTCAAACTCAACGATGTCGCGGGTTTCGTTGACTTTGCGATCGACGTAGTAAATCTCGCGCGGAAACTCAGCGGTTGGGTCTGGTGTGCCGTATGGATTTGTGCCTCCAGTGAAGTTTGCAGCATCGATATACCGCGCCAACGTGCGGATCCTGGTCAGCTTTGCACCAGCGAGATCGTTGCCTGCAGTAGTGCTATTGACCGTCAGCAGGATTGCAGTGATCGTGCCGAAGACGTTGGAGACGCGGATTGTTGGACGGGGCAACTGTCCGTTGCCGTTGTACTGAAAACCATCTACCTCAATCGGAAAGCGCAGATAGGTGTTTCCGTTCCAGACCAGCTCACCGTTGGCGTCCATGTTGCTGCCAGCATGGAAACGATAGGTGGTGTTCTCACCGTGCAGCGCCGTGACTAACTGCAACTCGAACAGTTCGATAATGCTGCTCGGGTTGATCTTCTGTAGCTCTGAAACCGGGATTGCCATTACGGTTCAAATACTTGTTGAAAGGTTGCCGTAATACGATTGATATTTAGGTATTGATGCTCACGCTGCCAAGTGGGGCATATCCATTTGTAAGACGTTGCTTCGTCTAGTGGTGTCCAATCAAAAGACGCACTATCAGCAGCCCTTGCGTCAAAAAATGCTTCAATCGCATCTGCATCGGAGTTGCTAGTAGCAGTCCAGGTTAATTCCCAGGTTTTGGGGTTTGCGTGCGTTGGCAAGCCAAATACTGTTCGCTGCTGGTAACCATCGCCAAATTTGACAGTGCGAGTATTTGGTTGGCTTTTTTTTGATGCACCAAAATCCGGTGTCGTGCCACCAGCACTGGTGCCAACAGTTGCATCATTGAAAGTAGCCATTATGCAAGCAAGCCTCCTGGACGCTTTTGACGGATAAGTTCAGCACGCACGGCTGCACCAAGTGCTTCTCCAAGTCTATTGCTCTTTCCTTGATCACCTTGCACTTGACTACCAGTCGCATCGACGTTGACCACGATATTGCCAGTTTCGGCGCCATTCTTCATGGTGACGGGGATGGTGCGACCGTCAGGTAGTGGCACATAAGCCTCAGGCGTGCTGCCTTCGCCATACATTGCAAGTTGCGGCGAACTGGCGATGCCACCAGCGGCATAACGCTTGAGAGAAAGTGGACCGTTGGCGGTCATGATGCCGCCATTGGCAAATGGCGATGCCGGACCAAGCAAACCGGTTGTATCCACTCCAAACGACGGACTGGTAAACATTGAAGTACTACCACCGCTGAAATAATCTCCAGTGACACTAATTGGAGAA